GATCGCACAAGGGTTCGCACAACCGCATAATGGATCTTTACTTACGCTATACAATGCTTTGCCAGTTCCCAAAGAAGCTACTCCGCTAGCTGAGATTTTAGAATTCAAGCAGAAACGTCGGGCAGAACTATTAATTTTACGCGCTAAAATCGAAGCTTTAAGCTTTGAAATATCTGATTCTAGCGACAGCCTCGATGAATTAAATAAAAAACTGAAAGAACTGGACATAGCATGCTCCGACCTAATCAAGACGACTAAAGAATTTCAGCTTCCGGTATATCTGGCCAACATGAATGCATCATTAAATTTCGAGGCAACAAAAACAATCGGTACGGCAGTGGCTGTATGGAAAGGTACGGAGATGCTTGGCTTAGGCGTTACAGCAGCAACGATAGCTTCAATCGCATCAGCAGCAGCTACTACCGTCACCCTTAAAGCAGATATCAAACTACGATCCCTGAAGAGATCCACTTCACCCTACAAATACTCATATCTCGTACAGCGAGATTTGGGGTGAAACGACCGAACACGTTTTGATATTCAACCATCCACCTTATTTGATATTAGTGACCTCCCCCACATACGCCTGACAGGCCGCCAGTGCGATCAATCCTTGGTCGCCTTCGTCGGTGATGGCGACAATTCGTTGAGCATGCGCTGAGTCAAGTTCGGCTCGAATGGTTCCATGAACCAAGCTGCTGCCGCCGGCGGCGGCAGGCACTGAACAGCCACTGGCTGAACCTTGGTCAAGGAGGACTGACAGCCGCAGATCAGAAGTGGCAAGGCGATCGCGCAGGCGAGCTTGGTCTTTTTGTGCATCGCTCAATTTCCTGTAGTGGGTTTGTTCGCTGGCCGAAAGGCGTTGCTCGAGGGCCAGTCGCTTGTTCTGCTCGGCCTGCTGCTGGGCGGTCGCGACTATGACCATCTGGTTGAGGGTGTCGGTATGCAGTTTGTCTTGCTCGGCGAATTGCTTTCCATAGCGCCAATCTTGCACCTGCCAGGTACCGCCTGCGGTGGCCAGCACCAGTACCATTACACCAGCCAACTTCCATCGCGCGGGACTCATGGCACATCCTTGAAGAAGACGTGGTGCCCGAGCTTCAGCGTCTGTTTCGCTCCCACCGTCCAGCCCGGAGCCTTCGGCATGGTGGTCGCGTAATAGTGGGTCGCGCCTCCCGTAGAATCAGGTTCTGCACCGGACATTACCAAGTCGGCTACCTTTTGCGCCCGGGCGAACTCACCAGCAGGTATCGGCTTTTCACCGCTGAGGTAGGCAAAGTTCGGGTCGTTCTTGTTCCAGCAGCTGAACTGGTAAGGCTTCAGGCACACACCGACATAGCCCTCCCCCCACCATGACTTGGCCTTGCCGTCATTCACGCGGTTACGGATCGTCCAGGCTACGGCAATCTGGCCGTCAAGACTTTCGCCTCGCGCCTCACCCCACAGCGTACGCGCGAGGATGTCGCGCTCTTTATCGGTTGCAGTCATGGTTTTCTCCAGGCAAAAATAAACCCGCTCAATGGCGGGTACAATGTACGGTTGCGGCGCGCTACATCAATGTGCGACGCGAGCCGTCGGCGCCGATCACCGGAACAGCTGGTTCTGGAGGCCACCCCGGGGCAGCTGGCCATGCCGCCTGAGCGGTCACCTTGCCCAGCGCGAACTTGTATGCCTTCCACGCTTTCAGGCTGAGCATTAGCGCGGCCTGCTCCGCCTCTTCCTCTTCGGTCGCTTCACCGGCATCGATGCCGTAACCGAGCGTGTCCACCCGATCCTGGATGCGGACGATCTGGTTTACCGCTTTGGCATTGCGCGCAGCAAGATCAACCTTCATCGCGACAAGGTGCTCGGCTAGAACCGCAGCAACCTTCATGGCTTTGGTGATGAGTTGGGTCCAGTCGATGTTCATTGAATATCCTCAGGCGCCATTTCGACCGCGCGCTCCGGAAGTGGGCCTGGAAAAATGACGGGACCATCCGGTACGTTTTCCAGCGGGACTGGGAATGCCTGCTCCGTACTGTAGTTACATGGGTTAGGCAAGAGCAAAGTAAGCAATAACTCACCATTGATTCGGTCAACGTTACCCGCGAACCATTCCGAGTTAATCGCACTGCGAGGTAAGGTGTCACCTTCGCCAACTAGCGATAGGTCGAAGCTGTCCCCGTTCACGGTCAGGACGTCGCCAATTTTTACCACTTCTAGAGTATCGTCGCGGCGTTGCGGGGAAAGTTTAATAAACATTATTATCTCCTACACCTTCCAGCGACCAATAGCGGTAATTGAATAGTACACGGCATTACCAGGAACACTCGCAAGACAGAAGCCCTTGAGGTTCGGCCAATTACTTGCGGTAGCATCCGCTGTGATAGTAGCGAACCCGTACCAACTCATTTGACGATAACCAAACGAGACGCTAGGGGACTCGATAAAGGGCGCTGGAAAAGCCCCCGGAATCGCGAAATCCCCTGTGTGTGTATACATTGCGCCCACTGCTGAGGTCATATCTACGAACAAGCCTCTAGGCGACAAGGTACATATCTGGGTTCCATCTCTCAATCTAACGCAAGTGCCGTTAGCGTTTGAAATTCTTTCAATAATCGCGCCGCCGGTCATTGTGCCAACCACATCGACAATTGAAGCGCTTTTTAATCCCAAATTATTTCGAGCTTGCTCCGCCGTAATACCGCCAGTACCTCCCTGCGAAATAGACAGTGCCGTGGTCAATCCCGTCAGACTTGTAATATCTTGGTTAACTCCTTTAGCGGCTTTGCTGCTTATGGCATTCGATGCGGAAGTGGCTTGTGCTTGCAGCTTCCCTGTAGCGATTAAAACACTGTCTGTCGCCACGACAGCGGTTGTATCGTTAACCATAAGCCCAATTAAAGACACCGACCGAGCGCGCGCGTCGGTGAAATATTTGTTCATCGGCCCCTCTGGCAAACCGTCGGTGTCAATCAGCGCAGCGAGTTGTTCGCCGAACTGTTCTACCAAGGCTCTCAGCCGGTCGGCGGATTCCTTCACGTAACCCTGCATCGGCGCGAGTGCATAGGTGCCGGCCGCATTTGTCGCGCCTTGGTACGGCGGATCAATAGACATTGCCGAATTGCTAGCAATATTGGCGACTTCATACCAGCCGCCATCAGGGCCACGAAAAGCATCACCGACTCGGCTGTTGGCAATAAAAGCAGTGCCGGTGCCGATCACGGCATTGGAATTTTGGGTGACAGAAACCGACCCGGTTTTATACCAAGGCATGGATTACTTCCTTTATTGAATTGGTTTAGACGGCGAGCTTTGCGAATACCGCAGGGAGGAAAAACGCGATCGGGTTTGTCGCGGCGATGGTGATTGCGTACAGCGTGTTGTTGGGGAAGTCCCACCAACAGTAGAGATTACGGGGTATGCCGCTGCCCGACGTCATGTTCATGCCGAAAGTGTTCAACAACATGTATTCGTTCTGCGGAAAGCTAAACGGAACGGTGTAATAGTTTCTGGTAAGTCCTTGCGGAGTGGTGTCATACCTGACGAAGCTCCAGCCCTGGAACGCTCGGGTAAACGTGGCGTTGGGCGTTCCAGAATCAAACAGCAAGGCCCCTGCCCCATCCCACAACCGCATGCCGTATTGAGCAGCCGCCTGAGCTGCGAAGGCTGCAACGAAATATCGGCCGTTGGGTTGGGCCGTATTCGCGTCATAGGCGCGGACATAGAATCCGGTCCAGTTTCCAGCCGATCCGATCAGACGCATTCGACAAAGCCCGGCCACTCCACCGACGGTATCAGGCCTGACAAAAACCAGCGGGGGCTCCTGAGAGATCACCGGCCTTGCGAAGTAAGTCGTCGAGCCCATTCCCGATTCTTCCGTCGGCGCGAACCGGCCGGAAGAGATCACCATTAGGCGCGCATATTCCGAATCGAGAATCACGGTATTGCTGTTATTCGTGAACTGAAGTCCGTAGCTCATCAATTCCACCTCATCACAATAAGTCGCATCGTTCCCGTGGCCACCGTGCTCGCCGCAAATGTTCGTGTGTGGTTGTAGACTCTGGCGATTCCATCCAGCAGCTCGGTTTCAAACTGCAATTGCGTGTCGGTATACTCACCAACCGGAACGACAATGGCAGATCCATTGCCTGGGCCAACACCTGGTACCGAGAAGTCCTGATTGGTTTTCCCACCAGGTGGGAAAGTCACGAGCGTCGACAGAGCCACGCGGATGGTGAAAGAGTTCTCGTCGACCTGGAGTACCCCATCGGGGCCCCAGATCCGCATTCCATGAGCCATTTTTCACCCCAAATAGCCGAGACGGACGCGCAGCACGTTATTAGCGTCGTAAACCGAGACGTTCAGCGAGTTGATGACCAACCGCCCTTGCCCCGGAACAATGCCGTTGATTTCAAGCGTTCCGTCCTTGTTGAGAAGCCAGCCCTGTTGGCCGGCTATGTAGTTCGTCGAGCTGATGTAGCTGCCGATCTTGGCGTTGGTGATCGTGCCATCCGCAATGAACGCCGAGTTCATGAATACCTGGCCACCCTGCACCGCAAACGGAACCGAGACGGCACCGCCGGCGATGGTGTTGACGATGGCGAAGCGATCAGCACTCACCAGGAACTGGCTTTGGAATACCCCGCCCACATTCTCGATGCCCAGTCCAATGCCGGCCGCGACATATTGCCCATTGGCGGTGACCGACATCTTCACCGACCACATCGTTCGCAAGTTGCCGTCCACGTCAGCGAAGGCCTCGGCGGTCTCCTGAATGGCTGACGTGTTTTCACCTACCGTAGCCGTTAACTGAGTGATCGCCGTAGCAGTCGCCTCCTTGTCGGTGGCAACAACCTGCCGCAGGTCCGTGACGCTGGCCTCGTTCTCGTCGACTGCCGCGGTCAAGGTGGTGATCTTCTGCGCGCTGGCCAAATTCTCGGATGCCCTCACCTTCTCTTCCGTGGCGATCGCGGCGGTGCTGGACCAACCCTTCAGCGCGTCCGCCAGATTACCCTCACCGCTGTCATCACGAAAAGAAGCGCGCAGCGCTTGAAAGGCTGAGGCCTGCGCTGTGACCACCCCGTCGAGTTCGGTGATTTCGGCGGTATGGGTAGCCACCTGCTGCGCCAGGCCGTTCGCCGTCTGCACTGTCTGTCCGACGTCGAGCCAGTAGTCCGGGTTCGGCGGCGGTATATCGGGTGGAACGTCGCCGGTCGCCTGGAAGATCCGCTTTCCGACAACCACGAGATCGTATTCCTCGTAGGTTGCTTCCGGGTCGTAACCCTTCAGTCCATCAAGCGCGTCAATCTGAGCTTGAAGGCCATGGATTTTGTCGATCTCGTCGAGGATGTCTTGGCCAAGCTCCGTGCGACCGATCTCTCCAGCGATCATTTCAAGAATCGCCGCAGCATCAGCGCTCGACTGCCCCTGCACACCGATACCCACCGGATACCACGGACCGATGTTGCCGATCCGGTCCACCAGGCGCGCCCAGAAATAGAAGGTCACGCCCGCGCGCAAGCCCAGCATCGAGAAATCGCTTTGCGGGTACGACAGGTCTGTCAGCCTTGTTGCCAACTCCAGACTGATGGTCGGTCCGTACCAGATCTCCGTGCGCTGGGTATCTTCGGCCCCGGCCGGGAACCCCCACTTCAAATAGATACCGAACAGCAGCGGCGTGGCCGTCAGGTAAGACACCGCCGGCGGCAGGCCTTCCTTGCCCTTGAGCTGAGTGAGCAGCGAGTTACGCCAGATCGACGAAATGTCGAACGCGCTCACCGCGCGGACACGGGCCACGTAAGCGCCGGCGTAAATGCCCGTCACATCAACGCTGGTCATTCCAGTGCGCTGCAGCTTGATCCAGTTGCCGCTGTCCTTGCGCCACTCCACGTCATAACCCACCGCACCAGGCACCGCGGGCCAGGTGATGGTCATGGTGGCGACGGCAATGCCTTGTGAGACAACAGAATTCGACGTGACCGTGACGCTGGCCGGCGCCGGAACGACAGTGATCGGAATAACGCTGATCGGCCGTTCTTCCAGTCGAGCGCCTGTATCGATGTAAGCGAACTTGCTCGGCTCGTACTGCAGCGCGCTGATCTCAAAATCGCCCTCGGTCGTGCGCTTGGTGCGCAGCACTCGATAGAGCGGGATCGCCAGATCATCGGCATCCAGCGCCCATTGAAGTTGCGGCAACGGCGCCTCGCTGTAATTGGTGGTCACCGTCACAGCGCGATTGTTGACGCTCTGCACGGTGCGGCCCTCGGCGCGCCCGCCGGGCAAGTTGATGATCAACCGATCGCCAGCCTTGGCCTGGGTGTCACGGTCCAGCGTCACAACCCGCCCAGCGACAGCAGAGATACGCCCGCCCACCTCGCGACCGGCCAGCAGCGAATCCGCCACCGGGATGATGTGCCCCGGGAGTGGAATTACCCCTTCCATACCGGTCTTGAACGAGACGGTGCGGTCCTGGTTGTTGCTGAGGATCGCCCACTTGCCGCGGCGCTGGGCTTCCGAGGCGCGGGTACAGCCAATGGCGCTGAGCTCGGTCGGCTTGTCGCCGAGACGGCGCTGAAGGTCCAGATCCGCGAATGGAATGACGTCAGTGTCGTAGTTGTTCGCGGGATTGTCGTAGCTAACCAGAGCTCGGGTGTACCGGGTTTTCGCCGAGGCGCTGCCGTAGGAAAACTTCCCGTCGATGACGTTGGCCCGGGTGAACACATAGTCAAAGTCCTGCGCGCGCGGCATGTCGGCCTGCATCACCAGTTGGCCCTGAGCCCAGTAAGTCATGCCCCGGTAAATGCTGGCGATGTCCCGCAGCAGCGACCAGGCATCAGCCTTGCCCTGCAAGTTCATGTCGCACAGAAAACGCGGTTCAACACCGCCGAGACCGTTCGGCACCAGTTGGTCGCAGTACTGCGAAATTCGGTACAGCTCCCACTTGTCGACCATGAACGACTTGATGCGCTTGCCCAGGCCGAAACGGTCCTCGGTGCACACTCCATAAGTAATCCAGGCCGGGTTATTGGTCCAGGCCTGCTTCATGCTGCCGTCCCACGTCCCGGTGTAGGTGCGTGCGATCGGGTCGTAGTTGCTGGGTACCTGCCAACGACGCGCCCGGCACTTCACGGTGACGGCCGGAATGTTGGTGAACTGCTCGGCGTCGAACTCGATGTAGAGCAGTGCGGTGTTCGGGTAGCGCAATTTAGCGTCGATCACTTCGGTGAAGCCGGCGATCAGCATGGTGTCGGCGATCTTGTTGCTGTTCTGGTTCGGGGTCAGGCGCCGCACGCGGATCTGCCAGCCAGTGGTGGCGTCCGGCAGATCGATCCGGCGCGAGCGCTCGTAGCGTGTGGTGGTCTTGCCGTCCACGGCATCCACTGCCACCTGCTGATAGGCGCCGCCGTCGGTGGCCACGTCGATGGCGTACTCGATGCGGTAACCGACGATGTTGCCCTCGTCGTCCTGGCGCTGGAGTGCTGGCCAGGCGAAACGCACCCGCACGGCCGATAGCTGAATGTTGGTGATCGAGCGCACCCAAGGAGAGTCGCTGCGCAGCTCCACGTTCAGCGAGGTTTCGTTCTCGACCGACGGGATGCCAGGGATATAGGCCTGGTCCACAGAGCCAGGGCGCCAGTCCCACTTCACGTTGGGGAAGTTGTAATTGCCGCTCGCGTCCCGGATCGGGGTGTTGTCGAGGTAGATGTCGTAATCGGTTGGAGTTTCGTCGAACTCGCCCTCACCCACGGCGATCAGCAACTTGGCCAGGTTGGTCGAGCGCAGGCCGTCGCTGGCCTCGGTCGGCGACTTCGGCTTGCTGCTGCCGCCCTTCTCGCCGTGAATGTCGATCTGCTGTGCTGCGCCCATGCTTTCCTCCAGGCGAAAAAAAACCGCCTCTTGGGCGGCCTGCTTGCTGCGTCCTGATTACACTTTGTCTTCGGCGTAGATCGAGGCGGAAATGATCATGCCGCCCCACCGGCGCTCACCAATGCAGATCGGTACCGGGTTGCCGCTGGCCGTGGTGTTCTTGGCACTGCCGAAGGCATAGGACGGCGCGTTCTCGGGTGATGCGCTTTGTTTGAGGCCTGACGCTTGGGGGCTGAGCATCTGGATCACGCCGCCGGCAACAAGACCAACGCCAAGCTGAACGGCCCATGTTTGACCAAAATAGGTACCTGCCACCACAAGAACTGCGCCAATTATGGTTTGGAGTAAGCCAGCCCGCTTGCTTCCCGCGATCACCGGAACAATTCGAATTTCCTGGGTTCCGCCCAGCGCGAAATCCTTCTCGCATACATTTTTCCGGTTACGGAAAATCGCAAACCGCATCCCTCGTTGCTCAAGGCTTTTGATTGCTGCCTCGAATCCATCCAGCGTGTACTTCAGTGCCTTGAAGGCCTCTCCTACAGACTTGCTCCCAAGCTCTCTGTAATGAACCCTGCCGAAAAGCTTGATCAATGGACCTGACAGCATGATGGTGGTCATTGATTGATTGCTGCTCGCTACTGTTGCCACGGCTTTCTCCAGGCGTAAAAAAACCGCCCGTAGGCGGCCTTCATTAGAACGATGTTGGCGATAAGTCCATGCTCATTGCAGAGTCGATGGATATTCGAAATCGCTTTGTGCTTCCTGGCTTAATGTTTGTCTCGCGTTCTTTCAAGCCGCTACCGCACGATGATGCAGAGACGATGTGATCGCCGTCCGGCACGAAAAATTTGGCTGTCTCTCCTGAACCAATCTCGGCGGACTTATGGCCATCAATGCTGACTGTCGTGTTGCAGCCACTTCCAACAAACCCTTTATCCCTGGTCACGATTAAAGTCGAGAAACCAGCGCCTGCTTTTTGATACGAGAACAGCCT